TTCCCGCTTTTGGCAGACAAAAATTAGTAAGATTATTGCTGTTAGTTGAAATAGATTCTGGCAAATTATTTTGCGGTAGTAATTCAAATTCAGGCAATATGTCATACCAAGTTGCAGTTGAACCTGATCCGCCTAGGCGCCAATTGATTTTGCAAAAATCTACAAATTTTCCTTGATCGAAAGCCATTCGGCTGTCCACATGCGGAAGAAAACTACCGTTTTCTGGAACATAGAAATATCCACCGGCCAAATAAGATAAGTTCAAAGAATCGAGCCAGTCAAATAACTGATGATTGAAAACTGTTATATTTTCAATTCTATGATAAAACGTTTTTGAATAATCTAATGGCACTAGGCCGTGGTCAGAAATTAGCGGCAATTTCTGATTTAATATTGCTGGCAGTTTAAGTCTATAACAATAGTTGTTCATGAAATTATTTAGTAAACTGTCAGAGATCAACTCAGGTTTTAAACAAAACTCTATTAACTTCTTTTTGAATTTTAGAATGACTGACTGATAAAAATACTCCGGGACTTTTTTGTCCTCGCCCCGAGTCGTCAAAATAATTATCAAATTTGACGTCGTATTTTTTAAAATCAACATCAGTGGTTCTAAAAGCGCCAATAGTTAAAACGTATTCAGGTCTTCTAATAGAAGAATTTTTCAACAGTTTACTAATAGTTTCAGCACCTTTGCTAAAACCGTATAACTGATATTTTTCATCTATGCTGTTAATAAATTTTACGGCATCAGTGGATCGATGCCAACTAAAAAGTTTACTGCAATAACCTATTTGATTCACATATTGATTAAATTCTTGGTGGTCAAATATATCGTCGTTGCCTTTAAAGCCGATAACATAGCCTACACAGGCATACAAAGAAATGGGAAAAAATAAAATTGTTGCAAATAAAAATCTTATCATAGTTAATTGGTGGTGAGTGTGGGATTCGAACCCACGGACCTGGTTTTTGCCAAGTCTCTTTCTTAGCAGGAAAGTGATTTAAGCCAACTCATCCAACTCACCATTGTGTCAAAACATTTTAAAGAATACATTATACACTTTAAAATGCTCTGCATCCCCCGGCGGTAATTATACTGCATCAATCATCGGACTAGACGAATAATCCACGACAACATCACGCACAGCCTCCACCCGCTTCCCGACAGGGATCGTTATCGCATTGCCAGCGCCGGTTAGGTTGGACCGCAGTATCTCTACTGTGAGACTTATATTCCAAATCTCAGAACCACCCGTGCTTGTCACAGCACTTCTCATCCTCTGCGTCAGAGTATCCAGTGACGCTGGAACGTAGGATTTGCAAGTAGTTGCCCCATCGTTATAGCAACCATTCACCCGTGTAATTAAGCCGGCCGGGACTCGGTACGTCACTCGGGATACTTGACCAGCGCATTCCATTATGCTCTAAGACAGGTACTGACCCTGCTCTCTGCTCTACACTAGGTTGACCTTCGAAGTATCTTCCTAGCGTGTCTTTCTCTTGCTGACACTTGCAAAACTTATATGTCGTTACGGGTTTTTACCGTACCTGAACCTTGTTCCACCGCTATTGCACTAGAATACTAGTGTTGCCTTTCGGCATAGACTTATGTGGCGATCCCGTGCATTCTCATTACACTATGACAAAACTTGGCGACCCGTACCGGATTCGAACCGGTGTCCTCCGCCGTGACAGGGCGGCGCAATAGGCCAGACTATGCTAACGAGCCAAATTTGGTGGGGACTGATGGTAACGCTCCACGTGCCTTGACTTCACTACCTTCAGGAACGGATTTACAGTCCGCCGTAGTGGGCAATCCCCTTAAAACTAGATACAGGACGCTGTGGAGGCCAGTCGTTTAAGAGTAGGCTCGCTGCCACTCTCCTCGAAAACTCAAGTCCAACTGTGTACATGACATCCCGTTAGGTCACTTAACCATGTGTAGTTAGGATAAACAGTTGAAACAAAATTGGCGCCGTGGACGGGAATCGAACCCGCCTGAGTCTGATAGACAATCAGATGCCCTACCCAGAGGACTACCACGGCAAAACTGGTACACGATACGAGAATCGAACTCGTCTTTCCGCCTTGAAAGGGCAGCGTCCTAACCGATAGACGAATCGTGCAATGTTTGGTGCGACTGACCGGACTCGAACCGGTACGCCATTAAAGACGACAGATTTTAAGTCTGTTGCGGCTACCAATTACGCCACAGTCGCATATTCATTATATGTAAACACATCACTCATTTCCTTCGTCGCTCGGCAATGTGTTTACATATAATGACCGCTTCACAGCGGTTTATATGTTGGATAAATTTTTAAAGAACATATGTTAATTTCTTAACATGTGTCTATTATAGCAAAAAACCGAATTACTGTCAAAAACCCTAAATTTTAGTAGGGTATGTAGTACTTCGGTTTTAAACATGGAGCACCGAGCAGGATTTGAACCTGCGGTTTTACTGTTTTGCAGACAGTTGCGTTGGGCCGCTCCGCCATCGGTGCATTATAAAACAGGATAGCTTTTGTCGCTAGACAACCATAAAGTTTAGCTAAGAATTTGCTGTAACTATCCTAAAACTGGTGGACCGTAAGAGAATCGAACTCTTACCTGAGACGTGCAAAGCCCCCGTGCTCCCATTATCACTAACAGCCCATATTAAAACTTGGTCTCGGTAGCAGGAATCGAACTTGCGCTTCAACGTCCCAAACGTCGGGTGATACCATTTCACTATACCGAGAAAAACTGGTGCGTCCTGAAGGTGTCGAACCTCCGACCCTCTCGGTGTAAACGAGATGCTCTACCGCTGAGCTAAGAACGCAAATTGTGGTAGCGGAGGGTGGATTCGAACCACCGACCTCAAGGTTATGAGCCTTGCCAGATACCTCTTCTAACACTCCGCATCAATTTTATAAGCATACAACATTTTCACAAACAGAGCCTGTCTTATCGGCAGGGTGTGTTATACACTTATAAAATTGTTCAGCCACTTTCACCACAAAAGCCCTGAACTGAGCTGTTACTCTGTCCGTAACATTTATTCTTATGGGATGGCGTTAGACCACACCCTAGATTGTTTTCGGTATCCCATGTTAGCGGGACCGTAAGGTCAAGTCCTAGTGTACCCCCTGTTCTCTCGTTTCAGGGACGCTCTTTTATTTACGGCAAAGAGTAAACCGGGTTATTCAATTAACTTTTTTCAAGTATTCTCGTCCTACTCGACCTTCTTGCACATCTAATAGAGCAGAGATGTTTGGGTGCCTGTGCTGTAGTTGATTACTAGACTTGTTACGCCTAGAAATCTCACGACTTCTTGCACTGGCCACTAAAACCAAATCAAATCTGCTACCGATGTTCTCTACACATTTATCAGTGTCAACCAACGAACTACGAGATTCTAAATTTTTCATTATTACTTTAATTAATTGTTAATGGAGCGGGGTAGGAGAATCGAACTCCTCGCTTTAGCTTGGAAGGCTAAGGTATTACCACTATACGAACCCCGCATATAAATCTATTTACTCTATATTTTGGTGCCCCAGAGGAGACTCGAACTCCTAAAATTTGGCTTCTAAGACCAACACGTATACCAATTCCGTCACCGGGGCATTAAAATCTGGCTCCCCGACGTGGGCTCGAACCACGGACATTCTGATTAACAGTCAGACGCATCTACCAACTGTGCTATCGGGGAATATATTATTTACTCTTGTTCACTGTTCTTAGAACGTTTCTGTGAATTTTTAGATTGCATTTCGCCGCTGACTTGTGCATCAATCATTGCACGTTTAAATCCATTACGATCTTCCTGTGATCGAAATCGACCTGTTGCCAACATTGTTTTCACAGTTTTATTAAGTTTGAACGTCGAAGTTGTTTTCATATTATTTTCCTAACTTTCACAAGTATACATTCAACATATATAATTGTCAAATACTTTTGGTGGTTAAAATCTAGTTTAACACAGGCTCTTCTAAGGAGACACTGTTGTTTTCATCCAAAGGTATTCTAAAACATACTACCAAAGTATCTTTCTGAATCTTTCAACTCAGCGAACACCATGTCTACCCAATTGTGCATGTAGTATGTTTTAGAATACCCTGCGTTTCCGCAGGATATGACAGGGTCAATACCCTGACCTGATTCTGACTCCCCATGTTATCGCCATGGGTTTTATGCTTCAGTACGCCCGTTTGCTACTTTTTAGAGTGTGTAGCGTGGACCTCGTTTCCACCTTTTTACACTGTTGAAATTATGCGTAAGTTCGACTGTCAACTCGTTTGCGAGTTTCAGAGTCTAGCCTAGCACGTTCTAACTTATCCTGAATCAACTTGTTACGCTGTTCAGGTGTCAGAGTGTGCTCTGTCGTAAACCTTACCTCACGCATTCTTCGTTTTAAATCTATCTTCCTCATAATCTCCTTTATATAAACAAAAACCCCAGGGTGTTTAATCCTGGGGTCCTTTGGAGTTTAAGTGTATTTTATTACTCTTAGGTCTCCCGGACCCCCGATCCCTCTGGTGTGCGATCATTACTTAGGGTACTAATCACAGACCAATAGGTGGGCATAAAGCCTGCCTGTTTGGCTCTGCAATGTATCTGCGATAATGATGCGAATGTGTTCATAACAGTTTCTATTGTAATTTATTTAGTCTTTTCTGTCAACTACTTTTGATAAAGTTAAAATTATTTATACTTTTGTTTTAAATTGGTGCCCGGAGCCGGAATCGAACCGGCACGCCCCTTTCGGAAAGCGACAGATTTTAAGTCTGTTGTGTCTACCTAATTTCACCATCCGGGCAATGTGTCTATTATACTGATTTAATAATTTCTTGTCAACGCCATATAGCTCATCCACTGCAAAAAAGCACTATACACGGCTTCTGCTTCTCTCTCGTCTTGTTGTACCTTTACCCCACGAACATAAAATCCGTCTTTGGTAATCTTAAGCATTTCATCAGAGCCGGTAGTCATGACTATATTACTGGGCGCAACTTCAGCTTCTCTCAATACGTAAATAGGCTGGTTTTTCATTTATTAAAAGTATATGGTGGGCCCCCCGTGAGTCGAACACGGCACCAACGGATTATGAGTCCGCTGCTCTAACCAACATGAGCTAGAGGCCCTATAGAGTTATTATATACTAATCAGGAATTAATGTCAAACATTATCTGCGAGCACGTGGTGCAGATATTGTAGGTGCGGCGGGAGCCGGTTTTGACCGAGTTGGTTTAAGTCCGGTCACTCCGTGTGTAGCAACTGCCACTGATGACGGATCTCTGACTTTCGATTGTTTTGATTTGGCTGTTGGTAGAATGCCTGCTGCTTGTCCTGCAGCCTTAAGTGCTCCTGCACTTAATGTAACTTTCATACAGTTACCCTGTGTGTCTGTCCAACTTGGAAAGCTCACACCAAGTTGGTCAGATATTGCAGCAACATCATCGCCACTATTCACATATAAAAATCCAGTGACTGCACTATCCATAATTATAATACCGTCAAAATCTTTATCAGCTTTATATACGTCAAAACTAGTGTTAAGCATTTGTTTTTTTAATTCTGTGCCATTAATGACACCGTTTGGTCCAACAATTTTATTAACCATTGAATTGACATTTACACTAGGGTAATGCATTTCCAACATTGCTTTTAGTGCTAGCTTTACTTTTTTGCTGTCATTGCCAAAAAAAGCACTAAATGCCGACATGTTTAATTTAGGATTAAAAATTTCTGCAATTTGGCTATTATCCGTTGGAATCTCTGCTTCGGGGTCAATCTGTTTTATTATAGGTGCATATTCTCTGGAAAAACGTCCCACCAATGCTTGACTGCCGGCTGGACCAAGTCTTCCGTTTTGGCCGGCTTTTAATTCAATTTTAGTCCCATCAATATCCAAATCCCCCGGAGCCCCACGACGATTTACTCCCGGGCTAATAATGTCTAACATATATTCGCCTTTACCCACATCGCCTTTTTCGCCTATTTTTCCAGAAATTTTTTCAAAAATATCAACTTTGATAGCATCAAAAGTTTTTCTATATTCACTGTCTATCAATTCTGCATAGCTATGCAATTTACGTGGAGTTAATAATTTCCGTTCGTCTAATATTCCGTCTGTACTCAGCTTTTTTAAAAACTTTTTAATTTCAGCATCGGTTAAATTTGCATTGGCTAATGCTTCTAAGAAAACATTACTAACAATGCCTTTATAATTACGCAATGTTGTAAATTTTTCTACATCTTTTTTGATACCGTACTTGTTGGTAAATTTTAAAATATCCGTTAAGTCTTGTTCATCTGGTATTTTTTCAACCCGTTTGGAGATTGCAGAACGTAATTTTTCCGGATCTTCTTCCACTATATTAATAAATTTACGAATATCGTTAGTCATAGTAGTGTATTTATTAGAAATTTTAATATCGGTTTAGATATTGCAACGCAACATAAATACTAGTAGAAACACTAATAGTAGAAACACTGATAAAGGAACAAAATGAACTTTTTAAAATGGATCAAAAGTCTTTTTAAAGAAACGTCTTACCAAGACAACGTAGAATCTTATATTTTAAGTAAACAACCTAAAAGTGCAGCCGAAATAGAACTTTGGATTAGGCACTATAACTATCAAACTGCTAGGAGAAATTTTATATGAAAATTACAATCAAAATCTGGAATTTTTTAGTAGATTGGGCTGAAGTGATTGCTGAAAGCAGGAAAAATGCAATCAAGCGAGGCTACAATGGATACTACTAATTGGATCCCAATGACCGATGAAGATTGGGATTGGGTAAATTACGGAAGACTACCTAAAAGGTAATTTATTTTCTTTCGATGTCTTCTTCAATACAATTTTCGCCGTATTGAATTTCAATAAGCTTTAATGGCTGATCTGTTTCGTTGCATAGCATATGCCATTCATTGGTATCAATAAATGTACTTTGATGGGCCACTAAACTACATTTTAAATCATGATCTGTGCTTGAATCCAATGTATATACTGCTGCTTGCCCTTCAGCCACAAACCAAAATTCTGCACGTTTTTCGTGACGTTGCATACTTAAACAAGTCTTAGGTGCCACAGTGAGTTCTTTAAGTTTTACTCCTGGGCCGCAAGTGTGCAGAATCCGGTAATACCCCCATGCGCGAGATGTCTTAGGTGCCTTCCATTCTTCTAATATCCAACTAGACGAATTACGTTTATCTTCACCCCCGATACCAAAAACAAATTCCAAATTGGCATCTTCGAAAGCCATCTCTGGTATATTATCTTTAGTACGATCGCCCCCATTAGCAAAAATGATTTTTGCATCGGGATATGCTTCCCTAACTCTCTTAATTGCATCTATACTAGATCCGTCATCATCGTAAAATTCGTAGACAAAATCCACCATTTTAAGATTATCGATGATTGTAGCACGTTCATGCCATGGCATAAATGCCCTGCTTTTTTTGCGTTCTAACCATTTGTCGCTGTTAACGCCAACAATTAGAATATCTCCTAACTGTTTGGCTGCGTTAAAATAGGCAATGTGCCCTGAATGTATGGGGTCGAATCCACCTGTTACTAGTACAATTTTCATACAACTACTTATAAAGTAATGTCTTCCATGCCCGCAGTTCTGAGTCTACTTACATGGCCTATCATAAAGTTTTTACTTTCCAAGCCTTTCATAAGTCCTAGCCATTTATTACGGACTAAGGCAACTTCGTTAATTATTGTTTCAAAGTCAATTACTTCATCTTCACCATCAACATACTTTTCAGCATCCCTGCTCGTTAGTGCTCGAGGATAATTTTCTAAATATTTTTGAAAATGCCGTTTACGTATCTTACGCAACTGAATATTTAAATAATTAAGAATGGCTTCAATCTCTTGTAACTGATTAAAACGAAGTTCGGTTATACCCGGCAAGGATGCAATATTTTTTTCTAAATGACCTTTGATAGTGCAATCAAACTTAGCATCTGCTAATTCATTTTCATAGTAAATTATGAACGCAGGTATATTACCCAGATCCTGAACAACTTGATTATACCACATTACTCGTTAATCCATTTAATAAAAGATTTTGGAAATATATCCAATGATAAATTTCTTCTCTTTGCAAACTCTTTAATAAAATTTGTTAGTTCTATTTTTTGATCTATTGTATAATCTTGAGGCACAGTTTCGAATAACGATTTAAGTCTTTCTTTATAAATCGACAACGACTCCAACACACGATGTTTACTTTCACTGTCTAACACATTGGGAGATAAAAACGTTGGGTGCAAGCACAACTGAAAACTTATATCATAATCTTGATAATTTTCTATAAAATCAGCTAATCCAAAAATTGTAGTATTGCTCATAGTTGCATTAAACTTTAATGGTATGCTTGACTCTTTAAGAATTTCTAAATTTTTACAAAATTGATGGTATGTGTGTCCAAATCTATTAAATTCATATAACTCATTTATATTTTCTGCACTAATAACTATACAAACATTTGGGATCGATTTAATTTTTTCTATTTCCGACGATAGTCGTTTTGAATTAACACCTAACCCTGTCCATATTTCTATGGTCGTAGTGGCATTTAGATTTTTAATTAAATTAAATAGATTTAAATATAAAAAAGGTTCTCCGCCCGTAATAATAATTTTATCATAATTTAATAATGTTACCTCGTTTAATAGTAACGATCTGGTAGGAGCATTTTCTAATTCTTTCTGACTCATTTTAAAAATTACCCGATCTCGGGTAGTCATCTGATACCTATTAACATCTGATGATACGTTATAACTACCATTTTTTACGATGTCCTGTGCCCAAGAGCTACTAAATTGTTTAGAACAATAAGAACAAGTAAGATTACAGTCGGAACTTACAATAAAATGTAACACCGACGGAGTCGAGTATAAATCTGTGTGAGTTTTTAAATTTGATTCCAAACTTAGCCGGCGGCTTGTAATGCCAGCATCTTCTGCCTTCCAGCAAACATCACAATTGGGTACTCTTTTGTCCTCTAGAAATAATTCCCTATCACGGATCAGCGACGGGGTATTAAATAGTTTTCCTGGGTTATCTTTAATCCAGTTTTTATCAATTTGTTCTTCAGTTGCAGTACAGCAACTCGCGGTAGTTTGTTTTTCTAAGTCAACAGTCAACCACCAAAATTTCTGAGAACAATAGTTATTCATTCATTCCTCATCATCCTCTTCGTCATCCAATGAATTACCAGCATATTCATCATAACTACGCTTAGTATAACTGTCGATCCCACTAAATTCTTTAAGTTCTATATCGCCCAATAAATCAACTAATATGCTCATTAGATTATCACTGGCTTCTTGCCTGTCCTTTTGAGGTATATATTGTTTAAGTGTCGAATAAACTTCGCCTAATAACTCTGTATCAATTGTCATTCTTCAATTTCCTGTTCATCATTAACAGACAATTTTTGATGGGGATTCTTAATATAATCCGCCATTACGTTATCTAAGCTATTATTTTCGTTTCGCTCCCATGCTTTGCGAAATTGCTTAATAACTGTACCGTCTGCTAGAGTGTATTTAAGACTATTGCCTTCTTTCGACAATAAACCTTTAGCTTCAAACATATCAACCAAACCACTGTAAGGGTTCATACCAGTTTCGTAAGGAATTTTTACCTGAACACTTTCAAATGGCTTGGCATAACGAGTTTTCATAATCTTGCAGCTAGCACGAATACCTTTAACTTCGCTGATTTTGTTACCATCCTCATCCTCTTTGAGCTTGAGTTTACGCATAGCGACAACAACAGAGCTTGCATAGATAAAGCCTTGACCACCACTAATTTTATCGTCTGGATCAAACATGTCTTGACTTGCGTAGGTGTGGTTTGTTGCCACCAGACCCAAGTTTAAATCACCAAACATGTTTACACAGTTACGCACTAACGCGGTTAGGGCTTTGGGTTTACGTCCCATGTCACCTTTCATATCGCCTGCTTGGAACTGATTAACGTCTGTTGGCGTTAAAAGCATACCCAGTGAATCTAGTACAAACAAAACTTTAGGTCTTTCTGCTTCTGGCAGTGTTTTATACTCTTTAACGAATTCGCTGATCATTTTGGCAACGTCATCAATCATTGCCATGTTCAGTTTTAATAGCTTATCTTCAGATGTATCAACATCCAGGGCGTGTAGCCATGCTTCATCCAGTGCATTTTCAGTGTCAATTAAGATAACATAAATGCCTTGTTGTTGGGCATTTTTAACAAGATTGCCTGAGCAAATAAAACTTTTACCTGCTCCAGACTCTCCTGCAAATACAGTGACCTTGCCCATGGGGATTCCTTTATTAAAGTCCCCGCTGATAAGATAATTTAGTGCATAGTTGTTAGTAGAGATCCATGTGTCTGGATCTCTGAATCCTACGCTAATACCGTCGATACTTTTAGTGATGCTTTTTCTAAATTTTGATAAATCAAATGGTTTATTTGCCACAATTAGTCCTTAATTAAAATATTTTTTATATGTTTGTGTTCTTGAATTTTACTATAAACATCGGCCGGGTTGTCAACCGAGCCCAAAGGAATACGACCATGTCCTAATGTTTTATCATAAGGATCGAACTTATTCGATTTAATCCATTCTACATATTTTAAATCTTTAAAAAAATCAACTTCACTTAACATAAGAGATGCTTCTCCGCTGTAATAGTGTAAATTTTTAAAATTTGAATATTCGACGGATAAATTATCTTCGTACAAATCTAAAAATTCTTTTCCAAGTTCAACATAATGTAAACATAACGTGCCGGGTGGAAATTTAAAATCAAAATATTCGTAGTCTGATTTTTCCAACGGAAGTCGTCGATATTGATCTTTATTAAAACTCAAATAAAGACTGGGAATCACTTTTTGTTTTTTTTCAATTCTATGAACAAAATAATTCAGATTGCGTATAGCTTCTTTGAGCTCTGGCTTTGCAATACTAAACAGTTTGGTGGGTTTACCAAACTCTCCACTTAACTGTTCAAATTTTAAATGCAGGTAATTGAAATATTCTTGTGGTTGAGAGACAAAATCTGTACGAATTTCAATGAAATTTTTCAAATACTTATTAATAGTGACACAAGCACTTCTTAAAATTTGCTCAGCTTCACTTAAAGTCAGTAAACCCGAAAACGCTTCTTGTTGGTTGATATTACAATTGTCCAGGCACCAACGAAATTCATTCAGCCATTTACGGACAAAGTTGTTGTCGTTGAGTGAGATGTCAAAAGACGCCTCTCCTGAGGCGCCTAGTACAACTGTAAGTTTCATTACTTTTGACGATTACGAATCATTGCCAAAATATCTTCTGCACGTTGACTAGCAGGTTTAGCTGCTGCTACTGGTGCAGTGACTTCTGGCTCGTCTACTTCAAATGGAGGATCGTCATGTGTTGCCGCAGGTACTGGACGAGACACTGCTACAGGTTTTGCCGCAGGGGTGGTGTCATCGGACTTGTTGCCAGCAGCCACAGCCATGCCGGCCGGTTTGTAATAAGCACTCCACTTGTCTGCATCAAATGGTTCACCGTTTACACTGGCTTCGAACATTTCTTTAATGATCTTCAACTCAACGTCACTGGGCTTTTTAGGCAAAAAGTCTGCCAGATTATATAATCCAAACTTCTCAACTGCTTCAAGTTCGGCTTGAGTCAATGCACTTTCTTTACGAGCCCAAGTACTAGTATTATAATCGGCGTATCCGCCTTTACTAGTTTTCTTAATGTTAAAATCCAAGCCGCCTTCGTAGTCGGTGGGTAGATTTTCCAATTCTGGATCCATGAGTGCATTTTTTACCAGATTAAAAATCTGAGGGCTAATAATAAAACGACGGATCGGATTGTCAGTTGGCTTGTCATCGCTCAGCGGATTATCGCGAACAAAACCTTGGAATAGATAAGATTTTTTCTTCCAATATTTACGACCCATTTCTTCAAGACTCTTGTCCTTGAACCATGTACGTACTTCTGCCAAGATTGGGCAAGCTTCGCCCCACATTTCTACGCAAGGTACTTGCACAAAAGTGGGCTTGCTGTCTACCTGACCTTTAATGCCTGCAAAAGGCAGTTTAATCATTAGTCGTTCGACCCAGAAAAAAGTGTTTTTAGTGTTTGCGTCTGGAAGGAATCGTACACGAGCTGTAGTGCCTTCTGGGATGTTCCAATGAGCGTAAATGCCATTGTCTCCGCCTGATTGGCCGCCTTGGCCTTTGCTCTCTTGCGCTTGTAATTTTGCGCGAATTTCTGCTAAAGATGTTGCCATAATGTTCTCCTATGTAATTTAAGATGGTCTTTGTTGTGCTTAGATATACACTGCACCGTTGCAGTATATAACATTTGTATTTAGTCTGTCAAGACAAAAGATTAAAAATTTGTTTAGCACAATTAAAGTATAACTGTGCCAGAGATAGAACTCAAGTTATTTGGTAATACCAGCTAACTGTTTGAGAAGATTGGTTTCTAGTTCTTCCATTACACCATTGCTGTAGCTACCAATTTCTCTATCAGCAGTGGTACTTCCGTAGCTGCCGTACCCATATTCATAAACTCCCATACGAGGGAATTCAAAATGTGGATCCCATGCTGCTATAATATCTTTAGCTCGCTCTAGTTCTTCTCGACTTTCAAAATAATACACTCCGTCACTGAATCTAAATTCGAATCCATGCTCTTGAAAAAGTTGAACTAGTTGTTCGTCCTCTGCGTCGCCGTCTATTACATTGCCATCCGAGTCAGCTGAAGTTAAGCTGTTTGCAAATGGACTGTCTGTGTTGCCGTTGCCATCTTCTGCGTCTTCTTCCACATCCAATTTTAAGCTGGCATGTTTTTTATTTTGATCGTCTATAGTATTACCGATATTTTCAATTATACCGTTGGCCCACGATTCGAATTCATCCGACACTGCATTTTTTCTTTGCATATACGCTCGTCGAACCACAGGCAGTGCATCCATTAATCTATCATCAAATACTTTGCGAACAAATCGTTCACGAAGTTCGTCGATATCGAATTGGTCTTCATCCATTACTTCTGGTTGCCACAATGATTTATATTGTTCATACCCGCGCTGACCTCGTATAGTAAATAAGTCTCGATGCAATTTACCATAATGATCAATGGCACTTTCTACCATTTGAGACGTCTCGATGTCTTCGAAGGTCCTGCCCCGCATATTTCGAACAAACAATTTCAAAGACGACATTTCTTTAATAATTTTAGTTATATGTTGTCCAAAATCGTCGTGTATTGCACCATTGTTTTTTACGTGACGAGCATATGCTCTTGCGCCATTAAATGTAGTGCCTTCGGGCAGTCTGAATCGTTCACCCAAGGAATTCTCGATGTAGAATGCCTGTATATTTCGGCTTCTTGCACCGGGAAGAGTTTCGTCTACAATTGGCTTGCTGTGTCTGGCTATAATTTTTACATTGTCGTAAAGTTCATAGCTGCTGCGACTTGTTCCGTATTGTTTACTTTCTGTTACACGGATATCGTCTTTGTTCAATACTTCTGCATTTTTATTAGCATGTTTAAGATCTCGCAAATTTAATCCGCTTTTGGCAATATCCCTAATGTCAAAAGTTAATAAATTTCTTTTAGCAAAAAGTCTTAAATTTTTTAAAAAAGCATACCATACTTTTTTTTCTTCTGGAGTCATGCCTTTATCAATCTCTTTATCAAAATAAACTTTGAGATTGTTGTCATCTACTAGACTGATTGTTATGTTTCCAAACTCTTTGCCATCTCTGATATAATCGAAATTAAAAAATCTGGCCAAGGAAGGGTCCAGCGTGGCTTTGGCGTTTTCGTCTCCGATGTTAACAGAGTCAAATCGGCTGCGAATCTTGTCAAATAAATTTTCAGCTACTTTATCAATTTCAATCATGGTATTATATTTATGCTAAACGGTTATCAAATCATTATGAAGGGCATTGGCATTATTATGTCGTCCCTGTCATCTTTTAGTTTTTCGTCCAAGTTTGGGTCGAACTCTCTTAAGAACACTGCCATCCTAACAGCGAGAATCAACGACATAACCAAATCATCTGTTTCCCCAAGTTTTGCAGCATACCCACTGCCTGATGCAATAAAAGTTTTTAGTTCGCTGACAAGGGCTTTACTGGCAACATGTAATTTTCTAGTTTCAATTAAATTCTTTAATTTCGCACAAGCAGACAATTTTGATTTATTAGTAGTGGTAAAACCTTTTCGATATACTCTACTAGATCCTTGTTTTTTAGGCTCACTTAAAAACATACCTTTAATATTTTCTTCGCCGAATTCACTTATAGCCACTAAAGCTGCTTCGCCTAGAGTATTGTTTTCGACACTGTAATAAACATCATTGTTAGATTTTGTAGATTCAACTAAAGTTTTTGTAATTTCAGATA